ATTTGGACAATATTCCGTACCGTGAATCCGAGGATATAGTTGCAAGATTGACGGTCTCAGCTGAGGACATAAAGGAAAATCCTGATCTACGGTTTTTAAGATAACACATTCCATAAGACCGTTCGTCTGCCTTGCATGCTTCCCAAAATATAAAGAACAATCTATTTGCTTCTCGAAAGTCTGGTTTCCCAACATCAATTTTGGACCACTGCAGGTACATAAAGTGAGTACCAGTAACGTAAGTATCCAGGCCCTTATTATTGAACCAATAACCTTGTTCTCGTCTAGTAAACTCTTTATCGATGTAATCATACCATTTTTCTTTGAAATCTATAGGATAATTTTCCCAGTCAAATATTGTTTTTATTTTCTTTAGCTCATTCGGTAGTTCTATTCTTTCCCAAGACTTTGATTTGAACTTAACAACGTCTTTAGGTTTTGGCAATGCGATCTTTAGGTTTTGTATATCGTATATTTCACCTATTTCTCCTGTCTTACTTATAACAACAACGTCGTGTTCTTTGTTATAACCATACTCCCACTTCTTATACCTATTATTCTTTTTTATTATATGAGGTTTAATGTGGTCATCTACTATCTTATATAAACTTTGAGTATACATTATTTAGACCTCCCTTCTGCAAAACCTTTGAAAGTTTTTTCCTTGCTTTCTCTAGGTTTTTCATTTAGTATAGCTTCCTCTTCTTGAATCCTTTGTAATATCTCAAAAGCATCAAATATAGCTAACTTTTTAGTAGCTGCTGCATTTTTTAATCTGTCTGCTGATATGTCGTCATCTGAATCAACTATAGCTTCTTTAGCTACCTTTATTAACTCTTCAACGGCTTTCTGCCCAGCTAGGATTATACTCTTCTTCGTCTTCTTTATATCCATGTTCTAATAAAATATCATTTGATTTCATACAATATAAACGTTCTCCGTCTATATTAAACTCCCATTCAGACCCAGCTTTAAATGTTACTATATGTCCTGGAGTTATTCTAAGCTCTTCTAAGGAGCTATTACCTATTTTGAGTATACCAATATTGTTTGCTTCTTTATTGCTTCTTAGAAGCTCTGTTTCTTTTATTGGTATTATAAAACAACGGTCGTTTATAGATCGCCATTTATCTTTTCTTTTATATAGGTATACTTGGTCAACACTAGCAAAGTACAAATCGTCTTTAAAATAAGATCTACTATTTGTTTGCTTACCTTGCATGTTATAAAATCTTCTAAAAATATTCTGATGTATTACAACTATATCACCCTGTTTAACAGGCGTTGCAATAGCGAGAGGTGTTGATACTACTTCAGCAAATCTATTTACAAACTTCCAACCTTCTATTTTAGTGTTTAAAACTAATTCAGTGTCTCCTATTTTTTTTGTATTTGCATATCTATCACCTACCGGCTTAACGATAAAGTCATATACACTTTTCATTAATACTTTATATCATACTCTATAGATATAGCCATGTTAGAATTAAATTTCTTCCATGGCAATACCTCTTCGTTTTTCTTAATGTAAATGTTATATGATGAATCTTTATCTTCTAGTAGAATATGAGATATAGTGTGACCACCGTAAACCTCTTGACCTACAGAGTAGTGCATAGCATCATTTTTATAATCAGCACCTATGCTAATTTTTCTTATGACATTATCCATCTTTCTCTATTTTAGTATACGTACCATCTTCTAAGTTAATGTTGATAGCTCCGTATTTTCCTTCAAGATCGTTTTTTACTTCTTCTATATCTTTATTTAAAGCTGCCACCTTGTGAAGCAGTCCATGCTTTTGAGTTTCTAGAACACCAATATTGGTTAACACTTCGTTTAGTGTTTTTTGTTGCTCTACTACTTTTTCTAATTCTTTGTCTTCTATTTTGTTCATTTGATTTAATTTAATTATTACTTTGAATTTTTTTAGCTTTCTCCCAGCTACGACCTACAAAGTAAGCGCCGTATACTGTCACTAAAAGGGTTTGAAATATCGGTATATACTCTTCCGCTATTTTAAATTGCCCTACATTACCATCAAAAAACGCGCATACAGTAAATATAACTGTTAAGTATATAAGAACCATAGGGCGTATATTTTTAGAGAGAATACTATCTGACGCCATATCTGACTTCCACCTTTCGGTTACTTGCGATTGGGCTTCACTATCTGCTTTCTCTAGAATTTGAACCATCAGCCTTTTAGCCTCAAGCTTTTCTTCTTTGGTAGTTGTAAGCTTATCGATGACGCCACCAACTTCTTTGATGACGCCACCTGTAAGCCATTGAATTATTTTGTCCAATGTTATTTATTTAATTTAATTTCTAATACTTCTTTGCCATTTGGAAAAATGTAATCATATCCTGGATACATAATAGTAGCGTAACCTCTGTCGTCAATACCTAAAACTTTACTCTCAACACCTTTCATGGTAATTTTATTACCAGCTATTAAGTTAGTTTTTTTATTTACGTCAGGACTATTTTTTAAATATCCTTTTTTTGAGTACATTGTTATTATTTTTAAGCTTTCTTACGTTTCTTATTAACTTTTGATTTAGTCATAGTCATAGATCCAGTATTTGGATCTAATGCTTCTTGATTGTTTTTAATACGCCCAGTATTAGGGTCTATAGGGTTATATCTTCCTATTACATTTCCTTTTTGCCTTCCGCCTGGTCTTCCGCCCTGGGAATTGTTATCAAAATCACGCTTAAAAGAAAGGAGATCTCTGCGGGCTCGGCTAACTACGTAACTAGAATCAGCTGTTCTTTGTCTTTGGCGGTTTTGTAGAAGTTTTGCATCCATTCTAGATCCAGGAGTTGTGTTACTTACTTGACGACTAAGGAAGTTATTCATGTCTCCATCGTTAACAACTTTTCTTTCAGCTGCAGAAAGTTCGTTAGTTCCACAAGGTCTTTGTCCAGGTCCACCACATGGCCCTCGCTTTTCGATTTGGCTTTGAGGTAGATTTCCATCAACCGCGCCACTGTGACGGTACGCAACCTCTTGTTTTCCTTTCAACATAGCTCGATCTCCTGAAGCAAAAACACCTCTTTGCTTACGGTCATATTCTGTTTCTCTGCTTCTGTCACGCTTACCTGCAGTATAACTTTGCCCAGGTCCTTCTGCCATGTATTTAGAAGCTCCTCCATAAGTCATTACATCCATAACTTTTTTAGCACCTGCATCATAACCGTTCATTCGTCCAGGTCCAAATTCTTGAGAGTAACCCATTTTTCCAGGCACATCTACCGAATCCTTCATCTCTTCTTGCAAAGCGTTTCGTTGTTTTACTTTTTTTCTCATTTTATTGAGTTTTCTTGTTTCTTTTGTGCTGCCGCTTGGTGCGGCCCCCATTTGCTCCGCAGCTTTTGATGCTGATACAGTTTTACGCTTTATTTTGCGCTCTAACCTAGTTTGAGCTGGTCCAGCGGCTTTTGTTTGATCCGCAGCTAACTGCTTTCCTGCAGCAGCTGGATCTTTAGCGGTAACACTGCCACCGTCTTGATTTGTTTTCATTTTCTTTTTCATTACTTTTAGTATATCTTTGTTAGTATGTATTTATTTGTATGATCACCTGTGTATTTACTTAATATAGAGTCTTTGTTTATTAACGTGTATTCTATTTCAACTTTATAACCATTAGCTTTATTTTCCAAAATTGTTGTAAAGCTTTTTGCAGATTTATGTATCACTTGTTCGTTAATAATATGAAAATCTGAAAATGAAGTGCTGTTGCAACTAAGTATAGAATATGGTGAAGCGAGTATTGTTTTTATTGAATGAGACGCTTCGTTTTTCCACATTCCGTTAAACTCCTCTTGAGCTTTAAGACTCAATGAAGATAGTGTAATAAATAATGCAATAAATAAGTTTTTCATATAATTGGATTTAATTGTTATTCTTTATTATATGATTACACGAAATATTAATAAACTACTTTTTCTCCGCGGCATACGCTGGCTTTTCCCAAGGACCTTTACCTGCTTGCATAACAGAGTAGTCATATTCTTTTCCTTTAAACATAACTTTACCAGCACCAACATTGTAATCTAATCCAGTACCTGGATTTTTTACCTCGTCTTTAAATTGGTCAACGTGTACTTGTTCGTGTGCTATGGTATTGTCTAGTTCTTTTTTGCTAGAATCTTTAATAGCTTTTTCATTCAAAATAATAACTCCATTTTTAGGTGTTCTTGCAAACACGGGATCATCACCCATATCTCTTTCAAACACAGATGTACTCATTTTATTGAGATCAAAAAAAGGTTTTATGTTAAATGCCATTCTTGTTTCTATAAGGAAATTTGTTATTGAACCACTCTTG